GGCGCAAAGATTGATGTTGCGTTGAAGTTGAAGCAGTTGCGTGAACCGCAGGCCGTTCCCGGCCAAGCAGGAAATTAAACCCAAGAGGACATTATGAGCGAGAGCTTACCGGCAGGCCAAGAGGCCAGCCTGGAACCCGTCGCGTCTCCGGTTACGACGCAAAACGCAGTTGAGACAACGACCCCGCAGGCGGAACCGCCAGCCGGAACTGAGGGCGAAGAGCTCAAAGAAACAGCCGCTTCGGATGAAAGTCCGTCGCAGGAAGACCAGCCTAAAACGTGGAAGGAAAAGCGCCAAGAACGCAACCGTGCGAGATGGCAGGAATACAAGGAAGCGAAGGCGATTATGCCCGCGCGCCTTGCCGCTCTCGAAAGTGAAGTTGCGCGCTTGCGTGGTGCACAAGCTCCCGATTTCAGCCAAATCCAAGATCCGACTGAAGAATTAGCGGAACGTACTGCCTGGAAAGTCCGGCAACAGAACGCAACGGAAGCCGAAGCACGTCTTAAGGAACAAAGGGACGCGGCAACTGCGGAAACTTCCGCAAAGCTCGCTGCGGCCTGGACGGAAGCGGTTGAAGATGCGCGTGAGCGGATCTCTGACTTCGACGCCGTCGTTACCGATAAGACCCCGATCCACCGCAACGCTGTGCCATTCATCGTCGAAAGCGATAAGAGCGCGGACATTGCCTATTGGCTGGGCAAGCATCCGAAAGAGGCAGCAGACCTTTACTCCAAGTTTGAGTCTCAACCTGCGCAAGCACTCTTAGAGCTTGGCCGTATCGAAGCACGCCTTAGTGCTCCCGAACCCAAGCGTGTTTCAACCGCCCCGAAGCCTGCCAAGACCCTTGCAGGTGGCGCTGCGCCACTTGCCTTCGATGGGTCAAAAGCAAGCGTTGGTGACATGCAGTCCTGGCTTAAGAAGTCAGGCGTCATCTAACGGGGCAACCCGGAGAAAATAAATGTCTAACACGACTTTGCAGGCCGATGTCGTCGCGAAAGCGGCACTGGCCATTCTCGAGAACGAACTTGGCTGGGTCAACAAGCTCTATCGTGAGCATGAAGGCGAGTATTCCAAGAACGTCAACGGCTACAAGGTGGGTGATACCATCCGCATCCGTCGCCCGGCTGACTTTACGGTTCGCACATCGGCAACTCTGGCAACTCAGGACGTTATCGAGGGTTATACGACGCTCGTTGTCGATCAGCAGATCGGCGTTGACTTCTCGTTCTCGTCCACTGACCTGACGCTGAAGATTGAAGATCTTAGCCAGCGCGTGATTAAGCCGGCCATGTCTTCGATCATCAACCACATGGCGAACGATGTCGCGACCAAGATGTATCAGGGCACCTATAACTGGGCTGGTACGGCTGGCCAGACCATCAACTCTTTCGCGGACTTTGCGAAGGGTCCAGAGCGTCTTGATGAAATGACCGTTCCCCAGGATGGCCGCTTGGCTCTGTTGAGCCCGGCTGATTATTGGGGCCTGGTGTCGGCGCAGACGGGACTGTTTAACGGTTCGATGGTGTCGGACTCGTTCAAGAACGGCACGTTGAGCATGATCGGCAACGTCAACACCTATATGACGGCGGTCGCGCCGTCGCATACCAACGGAACTGCGGACAACACCACGCCGCTGACCGATGGCAACACGCAGGAAGTCACCTACGACACGGCCAAGAATTCGTGGACGCAGACGATCATCACGGATGGCTGGGATTCTTCCTCTACGCTGACGGCTGGGACGGTGTTCACGATTGACGGCGTGTACATGGTCAATCCGAAGACCAAGGCATCTAACGGCATCCTGCAACAGTTCGTTGTCACGGCCAACGTGACGGCCAATGAAACCACGACTGCCGATACGACGCTAACCATTGCGCCGCCGATCATCGTGACGGGTGCGCATAAGACCTGCACGTATTCCGGCAACTTCGATGGTCGCACCATCACGGTTGTTGGATCTGCCTCAACGGCCTATCGCCAAAACATGGTGTTCCATAAGAACGCTATGGCCTTGGCAATGGTCCCGATGGAGCTTCCGAGCGGTGCCTATGGCGCAGCCCGCGAGAGCTACAAGGATATGAGCGTTCGTGTCATTCCGATCTATGACGGCACAAACGACGTGTCCAAGTGGCGTCTGGATCTTCTTTATGGCCGCAAGCTGCTTGACCCGCGCCTTATCACGCGCCTGTCAGGCTCGGCCTGATCTTAACCGGGAGCGCTCTTTACCGGGCGCTCCCATTCTCTCGCAGGGGATTTGATGACGGTTACACTTAAAAAGAAACCCAAAAACATTTGGCTGGCCATTCCGAGCTACGGCGGGCAAGCCATGATCGCAACCTATAAATCTATGATCCACGATATGTTCAGGCTGGTCATGGATGGGCACCAAGTCAGGGTGTTTGATGAGATCGGTCACGCTGACATCTATGCGTTACGGGCGCAGATTGTTGCTAAGTTTCTGGCAGACAAGAGCGCAACGGACCTGATCTTTATTGACAACGACGTGGCCTGGGAAGCGCATGGATTGCAGAGCCTGTTGGCGCATGACGTTGACATCGTGGCTGGCAGCTATCCAAAGCGCAAAGACCCTATCGAGTTCATGTTTAGAAGTTGCCTGGATGCCGGGGAACCGCTGATGGGCGACAAGGGCAGCGGTTTGATTGAAGTATGGGGAATGCCGGGCGGGTTCATGCGTGTTAAGCGCCACGTCCTTGAAAAGCTGGTTGAAGCGCATCCCGAACTGATGGCGGTTGATCGCGACAGCCCGACAGGCAAGACATGCCGCATGTTCGATCCATACTGGTTCGATACCATTGAACCCGATGGCACGCCGGGCCGCCGTGTGTTGAGCGAAGATTACGCATTCTGCCAGCGGTGGCGCGATCTTGGCGGTAAGATCTATCTCGATGCCTCTATTGCGATGGCGCACATCGGAACCAAGGCATTTGAGGGCAGGCTTGGCGATTGGATCGACGACGCGGCCAAGGAAGAGGCCAAGGCGAAAGACGAAGCGGCTTAATGGAGCTTCTGCTAGGCGCTGGCACGCGCCGCCATAAGGTTCTGTCCCTGCCTGGGACGCCTCACGATTGGACTGAGTTAGTAACCCTAGATTTCAACGACGATCACAAGCCCGACGTTGTGCATGATCTTAACGTGTTTCCTTGGCCGTTTGCCGACAATACGTTCGATGAAGTGCACGCCTATGAAGTGATGGAGCATCTTGGAAGCCAAGGCGACTTTCGGCGCTTCTTTCAAGACTTCAGCGAGATCTGGCGCGTTCTAAAGCCGGGCGGGATCTTCTGCGGTACGTCGCCGGCTTGGAATTCGCCATGGGCCTGGGGTGATCCTGGCCACACGCGGATAATCAGCCGGGAATGCCTGATTTATCTGGATCAAATGGAATACAGCCAGATCGGGCGCACGCCGATGACGGATTACAGGTTTTGCTATTCGGCAGACCTTGAGTGCGTGGCGAGCGAGATTGAAAACGGCACGTATCTGTACGGGCTCAAGGCCCACAAGCCAGCGAGGGTGCATGACGCTGAAAGAGCTTAAGCTGAGGTATTCAGGCCAGGCCATTCCAGAGTGGGAATTGATCAAGGCAGGACTCAAGAAGCTGGAAACTTCGGAAACTGTAGAAAAGCGCAGCCCTGGAAGACCTAGAAAGATTGTGATTGATGCCGACAGCGACCCAGATAGCGGAACGAGCGCTTAAGCGCCTTGGACTTGTGCAGTCCGGCGATAGCGCATCTTCAACCGATGTGTCCGATGCCACGACAGCACTCAGCGCCATGATTGCGAGCTGGAACCTGAACGGGCTATCTGGTCTTCCGTCAACGGCTGCAACTTACGCAGACCGCTACGAGCAAGCTCTTGTGGCTCTTCTTGCGGTTCGGTTGTCGGAGGAATACGGCGCAACGGTAGGGCCTGTGCTTGCCAAGGATGCCCAAGACGGCATGGCGCAGATCGAAGCCGCGCACTTCGTTGTGCCTGAAAGCGTCTTTGATAGCGCATTGAGCAACACGGGGCCGTTCTGGGCTGACGGGTTGATCATTTCTGAGCCTGAAAACTATGGAGCCTGGGAAGCTCTGACGGACTATGAGCCGCGCCAGTACGTCATCAATAACGAGAACCTTTATGAATGCGTGACAGGCGGAACGTCGGCTGCATCAGGCGGGCCTACGGGTGAAGCGGCCTCGATTACGGATGGGACTGTGGTTTGGATCTGGCGGCGCGTCACAGCCGAATAGCTAAGAGGGATCAATGAGCATTGAATCGCGCCCATCGGGCAAAATCGTCAAGCTGACCCAATCTGCAAGCGCCTTGTCTGGCGGATATTGCCGGGCGCTTCTGTGCGGCACGGCTGGCACGTTTACCGGCGTTGATGCGTCGGGCAACACGATCACAAGCCTTCCGTTGCAGCAGGGTTATAACCCTATTTCAATTCTTGTCTGGTCTGGCGGTACGGCTTCGGACGTGTGGGCGCTGTACTAAATGACGATCGTCCCCGTCTCACTCGCAACCCAAAGCAATAACGCACGCTTTAGATCTGAAGGCTCTGCACGGCTCGTCAACTGCTATGCCGAACAGACCGGAGGCGACGCCAAGGCACCTGAAACCGTCTACTCCATGTCTGGCCTTGACGTGTGGACAACGGTTCCAGCAACAGGAACGGCCTCGGGTGTAACTGGCGTTCGCGCCATGCTGGCGACGGACGATTATTTGTATGTCGTGGCTGGTCGTAATGTGACCGCGATTGACATCGTAGGCGTGCAGACGGCAGTCGCGACGCTGCCGGCAGATGGCGATGTCTATCTGGCGGCTAACCGGCGCTCTCCGACGCCACAGGTTGCGCTCGTCTCAGATGGCACGGGGCGGATAATTACCGGAACGTCGATTGCGACGATTGCCGATGCGGATCTGCCATCGCCTACGTCAGTTGGCTATCTTGACGGATATTTTCTGTTCCCGACCACGTTTGACCGCGTGTTCATCTCTGCAGAAGATGACGGAACATCAATTGCGCCTCTGGACTATGGACGGGCGCAGAAGAACCCGGACGCGACGCTGCACGCTATTGGCGGTGAGCGCGACGCCATGATCTTTGGGGAACGGTCCATTGAATGGTGGAGCAACAGCCCGGATGGAAGCGGGAACTTCCCGTTCGTGCCTATCGCGTCGATTAACCTGGGCTGCTATGCGGCCAAGACAATCGTCCAGCTTGATCGTGCTGTGGCTTGGATTGCGACGGATAAGACGGTTCGCATTCAGGACGGCTACTCAGGCCGGCGCATCTCGAGCCACACGCAGGAACGGCTGATCTCGGACGCCATCACAGAGATTTACGGATTTGGCTGGAACGATGTCACGACGGGGCATTCGTGGCTTGCCTGGACCTGCGATAGCTGGACGATTGCCTACAATATGCGAACCGGCAAATGGTGCGACCTCAAGAGCTTCCGTCAGCGCAACTGGCGCGGCGTGCAGTCCGTGCAATGGCGCGGAATGACGCTTATCGGGGATTACACCACGGGCGCAATCTACCGCGTTGACCGGGATGTTCCGACAGAAGGCGGTGAGCCGATTGTTATGGAGATGATCCCTCCGACCGTGCACTCAGCGCCCTACGGCATCCGGGTGAATGCAGCTTATGTTGACATGGTTACAGGTGTCGGCACGGGTGGCCCTCTTGCGGAAGACATGAGCCCGGTTCTGATGCTGTCAACGTCCAACGATGGCGGGCAGACGTTCGGGACTGAAAGGCAGATTTCTATAGGGGCTGCGGGGCAGAGACTAACACGCGCGAAGACATACCGCTTAGGCCAGTTTGGGCCGTCAGGATGCACTCTGCGCCTTGCGTGTTCTGCGTCGGTTGCCAGGGCGATTTCAGGTATTAACCTCGATGTCGATAGGCTGACCGCCTGATGGCAAACGTCAACATTCCGGCCGCCAGCGTCCCGATCATAAGGCCGGACGGCAAGCCGGTCTTGATCGAAAAGCCGTGGTATCAGTTGCTGCAAGGCTTGGCCAAGGCGCACAACGATCTCGCGGCGTCAATAACGGACCTTGAAACGGACATTACCGGCGTTCTGCCAGTTGCCAATGGGGGAACGGGGCTG